CCCCCCCAGTAGACATTCGCATTCGTCGAACAATGTTAATTGCATTGATAAATAATCCGCTTCTTTCACCCTTTAGTCCCTCTCTCTTTCCTGCCACCGATAAGTCCTGGCACGGACTTCCTGCACAGATTATGTCCACCGGCGGTAACGTGGCACCGTCTAATTTTGTTATGTCGCCCAGCTGTATCACATCCGGGAAATGGTGCTTGGTAACGGCCATTGGGAATTTTTCAATCTCACTTGACCAGATTGGCTTTACTCCGTTATGGACCGCCGCCAACAGCCAGCCGCCGATTCCATCAAACAGACTTCCTAATGTCAGCATCGTTTTCTCCCAAGATTTCTCTCACTACCGCCTGTCCAAATTCCCGATACAAATCACTCACAGACGCAAATTCCATACCAGCAAGCATCATTTTCAGCAGCTTATTTTTAAGATGGTCTTTGTACCCATCTACTGAAAACTGTACAACAGGCTGATCTGGAAACCATTTAATCCTGCCCGCCGGGATCTTGGCCTGTCCGTTTTCCATAAAGTCGTCTAATACCTCTTTTACTTCCGGTTCTATCTCGCCCACCGGTACGTTGACCTTCGGTTCCTCTCTCTTCGACAGCGCCTCGTTAATATCACCTATTGTGCAGCCTAACGCTTTGGCAATCTTTTGTTTGGTGCCGTCAAGGACAGTGCCGCCGGCCTTGATCCGGTTCACCGTCATGGCTGCTATGCCATGATCGATAAGCCATGCCTCATTCCTGCCCAGAGTCTTCAGACGGCTGTCTATAAAATCCCATAGTTTCATGTCACTTCTCCTCTACCACCATGATACCGCCGTGGATAATGACTCTCTTCTCACCCATCAGCAGATATGTTTCCACCGGGCTAGAACTCATATCCATTTTGCCTTCCCACTTTCTGATGGGTTTTCCGTTGTAGTCATATAATGTTGCCGTCCGGTCCACACCAGCTTTGATATCTGAATCAATGTTCTTTACCATCCGCTTACAGCTGCCGCAACCGGACATTGCATAAAAACAAATGGTAACCAATATGACACCCATGATAGCCGCCGGTGATACTCCTTTGTTCATGTTGGCCTCCTTAATACATGAAGAACTTTCATGTTGGTTTTCAAAAAAAATTATGAGACTTTAATCTCATTCAACTGCACTCCAAAGTGCTTTGCCAATTTTATCACTTTTCCTATAGCAACATTAGATATATCCTGCTCCCATGCATTGTATGTTGCTACACTGACATCAACAGCTTCAGCTACTTGGGCCTGTGTTTCGTTTTTTCTTGCCCGCAATTCTTTCAATGAAAACTGCATATCCGCACCCCCTTCCACTTGAATTTACATTTTTATTTTACATGAAGAACTTTCATGTGTCAATAGTTTGTTTTATATTTTTTCAAAAAAACTTGAAAAACTTTCAGGCTCGGTGGTATAATATAAAAAAAAGCAGGAGGATTTTATCATGGATGAATTAGCAATTATGAGAAGGAATATGCGTTATCTTCGCAGAAAAAATGGATATAGCCAAGATTTTGTGGCTACTTATTTTCACAAGAAGAGCTACACAACAATTCAAAAATGGGAAAGCGGTGATTCAGAGCCGTCTGTTGCAAATTGCGTTGCTTTATGCAGGTTATACAACATAAGCCTTAACGAACTCATTTACACGGATTTAGAAAAGGCAGGTAAATAATATGCATACCACCACCTACCGCCAAAAGGACTCCGGCTGGCAGATCATTGTCAGTTATAAGGACGGATCCAAATGGAAACAGAAAAGCCGGCAGGGATTCCCAACAAAGAAAGACGCCAAGGCATATGAAACCACTCTGCTGAAGCAAATAAAAAACCGGCCGCAGCCTGTTGACCAGGCCATGGCCGATATCACTCTTATTCAGTTTACACAGTATTTTCTCCAGCACCGCAGCGCACTTACTCCTGGCAGCAAGCGTCAATACACGATTGCCGTAAATTCGCTACAGGGCCTTTCAAAAAGACCGGTCCATAGTATTACATACCTTGACTTGCAAAACACAATCAGCGGTTGGAATATGAAGCCTCTCACACAGAAGCATTACCTGTCCTGCCTTAATATTTTATTCCGGGCAGCCGTCAAACCATACGGCCTTATTGCCGCCAATCCTCTGGCCGACATTGAATCGCCAAAGGTCCGGGAGCCGAAACGGATCCGGATCATCCCGGAAGATCTGTTCAAAAAAATAATAGCGTCCGTTACTCCGGAGCTGCGCATGGCATTGCTGATCGGATGGTACACCGGTATGCGCCGGGCAGAGATATTGGCGCTTACCTGGGATGATGTTAATTTTAAGGACAACACCATTACCGTTACCAAGCAGCTGGCCAGTGTTGGGCAGGGAATTGTCAACTACACTAAAAGCCACAACGGACACCGGACGCTGCCGGCACCGTTACCGCTGCTGAAAGAATTAAAAGCATACCACGCGGCCTACCCGCTGCGCCTGGACAAAATTATTTTTCCCAAACCGTACAGCACATACAAGCTGTTATGGCTGGAGCTGCGCAAGTATGGAGTGACGCCACATTATCTCCGGCACACCTATGGTACCCGTCTGATTGCGGAAGGCGTAGACGTGCAAACCGTGGCCGCGCTGATGGGCGATCATGTGCAGACAGTAATCAATACCTATATCCACTACACCGATGAGATGCGGTCCGCTGCGGCCGCCAGCATACAAAAAATTTTTGCGAACAATTTTTGACGATTTTTTTGACGAATCGTCAGGAATGCGTCAACCATGCGGATAGAGTTTCAAATCCAAAAGTATTTGAGAATCTTTATAATGTAGGAGTTAAACTACTACTGATTACCAATGCCACATAAATTCTGCATTTCTATTTTGGCGCACATACTACGAATAACCACAATCAACCATTAATTTTTGACGAATTTTTGACGACGCGTAAAAAAAGACCCCACACCAGGGGGATAGGTGTGGGGTTAAGGAAGGAGATTCATCTATGAGAGTGGTAAATAATTGCTACTGTTAATGTCGTGACTGCAATGCCAATCCACAAGTTACGCTGCGCCTTTATTTTAAGGCGTTTCTTTTTTTCCTCGTCTGCGTACTGCTTCAATAATTGATTTGCTTTGTCCAATGAGTTCTGCGCTTGTGCTAACTGTTCCTTGGAGATAGTCAGCTGATTCTTGAGCATTACTGATTCCTGCTTCGATGTTTCCAGCGTGGTTTTCAGCCTGCCCAATTCCTGCTGTTGCGTTATTGATATTTGTTCCAACTTGTCCAAGTTCGTTTGTAATTGGTTCAGTTCCGCTTCCGTTATCGTGTACGTTCCGGATGCCGAACAAGTACCCGGCGCAAAAAACAACCAATAGCACAACAACGCCGACAAGAATGCCAATAGCAATTTCTTTTCGGTCTGGTTGAAGCTCTGAAAAATCATACATGGTTCCTCCTACTTTATCTGTTCTTTACGTTTTTTAATTAAGTCTTTTATATCGTGAACAGACGATACACCGCACTCATCCAGGTTTTCCAAGATACTTAATACTTCTGTACACACAAGAATGCCACAAAAGATAACCAGCACAAACTGTGGCATATGTTTTAATGCCAAAATTGTATCACCTAAATACCCCACAAAGATAAGGATAAAGTACACGATGGTCTTGCTCCAGAATCCGTCACGCAATGCGCTGCTGTCAATGTATCTCCACTTGTGGGCCTGCCATATCCACTTGATATAATTCAGCAAATTGCCCTTGCGTTTGACAATATTCTCACCGTACATATTCTTCCACAGCAGCGCTGACATGGCCATGCATCGCGTCAGGATATCCACTATCTCCAAACCTATGAACAATGCGAAGATGGTTCCCAGGTCCAACAAAGTAGCGCCTACGGCTGACACTGCTAACTTTTCAATACCTTTGTCAGCAATGGCCTGCGCTGTTTTTGATACATTAACTTTATTTACAACTTCATTTAGCACTTTTTGCATGGTTTCGCCTCATGATACGACATGAACAACTACATCTATTCCTGCTGCCTTTGCTCGTCTGTAATGTTGGCACAACCAAAACACGTCTGCATTGTACATCCGGAAACAACCTAACGTGGGAAGCAATTTCTGAAACGGTTCCATAGCACCATCCCAGCCAAGATTACTACCACCGCCATGTAGAGCACGGCCCCGGCCATCAATATTGAGATATGCCCAACCGTACCCAGCTGACAGGTCGTCCTCTCCAGGCCAATCGATGTCGCACCAAACCGTCTCACGATAGATACCGTCCTCTGCATTGCTGTGTTCCTGCCCAGACTCGTTTGTGCCTTCATAAAAGTCTGTACTCATAGGCAAATCGCCAAAGACTTCATACTCTAAGTCCATAAGATATACGCGTTTTTTTGTTTTGTTGACTTGAATCTCTTTTAGGTAACTCATGCTCCTATATACTCCAACTGTACCGGCACCGGGATATTATAATCACCTTCGTGCTGGTTCTCAAACGTCAGCGTACCTCCGGCTTCTACTTTGGTAATGATCTCATCAGGCAATTCCACATCAAACGCCAGAGGCTCGTCTAACTGGTAATTGGTCGTGGTGCCGTCCGTAATTACCGTGCTGTCACTTTCGTCGCCGGCTTCGTAGTCACGGCTGGCAACAGCCTGCACATACTGTTTTGTTTCAAAGTCAATATAGTTATATGCGCCAGGGCAACTTAATCCGTAACCTTCCACGGTAGTGATGTCTTCCGGGATACTGAATGTTTCCAGCGTTTCGTTGTTGCTGTCTTTGCTGATAACAGACGTTACCCCTGCCGACAGCAGGCTGCCTGCGTTGTAGGCATAATAGGGTGCCGCCAGTATTGCTTCTGCTTCCTGAACCGTTGACGGCTCGTTTCCTGCGCCGAACATTCGGGTAAGGTCAATAAGCTGCGGGTATACTGTTACGTTAGGTGAAGTTCCGTGTACATTTCTAATTTGCAAATAGGAATCAGCTCTCGTAACTGTTTCGGTAAAAATTTTTGCGTTATTTACAATAGACGTATAACCGCCTCCGCCATATAATGCCATTATAAAAGTATTGTCAGAAAGACTACCCGCAGAAACATATGCACGCAATAGATATTTATGTCCTGCTACGGTTTCAAAAGGAGTGCAAATAGTTTTGGCATCATATCCGCTGTCTCCGCTTGCAGTACCGCTTAATGTCCAGGATCCGTCTCCGTTGTTTGTGAAAACTGTTCCCAATGCTCCCGTTGAAGAACTTGCGCCATTGTCATTTATCTGGTTCATTATCACTGTATTGCCGCCGATTTTTTTAATACCAAACCAATCTAAATATTTACTTGGCAGCGTTTTTGAATAAACCGTTTCTTCAGAGTCATGGTAAGCGTTTTCCACTTTTGCTATGTTTTCATACATGGTTTTAGCGTAATAGGCCATCGCCTCCAAACGCCCATCATAGTTAGTGACATCGCTCATGATTGCAGTGCCTCCAATAAATCATTAATCTTTTTTAAATACTCAACAATCTTTTCCAGCTGGGCGTCATAGGTTGTCAATTCATCCATGTTATCACTCCTTTGCTATATTATGCTTCAATAGATCCAAACTCTTTCCATGTCCCTGGGGTTCCACCGCTTGTGCATACCCACCCTATTTTCCCTCCTGCCGTAGGAGCGGTATTATATACAATGCTTCCCTGTCCGTAATACGTTGAGTCTGTCGGCGCTGCGGTCCCAAACAATATGCTATGGTTAAAGTCATTGAATACGTTTGTCCCCGCCGTGATAGCGCTCTGATAAGGAAATGGCTGCCGCGTTGTTACGTTCCCGCCGATATATTCCTTGGTGTTATTGTTCGGATAAAGGCTATACGTATCGTCTGACAAATCGTTGACAATATTATTGTTAACGCTGATATAGTTGTTGTTGGTAAAAGCAATGCCGCGATAAATCTTTCCACTGTTGCCTTGCAAGATATTATTGCTTACGTCAACATTGTTGCCGTAGTTGCAGAATATACCATAGTTTGTGCTTACCATCGTCACATCATCGTTGGTAATAAAATTATTACTAACAATAAGACCGTCAACATTCAGCGCCTGAATGCTGGTTTTGCTTATGTCTTTTACAGAGTTATTGACAACAGTTACATTGTTGTTTGATACACCGCCTGTGCCTTTGGCAATGTTAATTCCACTTGTCATCAAAGAGATTAAATTCCCGCTAACTTTAAGACTATTAATGCTTTCCCCGCCCCGGGATTCACAATTAATACCAATATTGCCAACGGCATTACTGTTTGTGGAAACTATCGTATTATTGCTGATTATTGTATTGTTCCCGTTAAAGCACGTTATTCCATTAACCGCACAATCTTGTATTACATTACCTTCAACAACAGTACCATCAGAAACGGGATGATACTCATCTAATCCTGCCGTCACACATATGCCGTCAATACCTGACCTGATTACTACATTATTGGCACACACAGAATCAATCGTGTTGTTTAATGATATGCCGCCCGGTGCAAGCGTCCTGCTCGGATCAGCAGCATCGTCTCTGTCTAAAAGAACATCTTGCAGCACATTGTTTACGCAAGTACATCTTTTAACAGTCTGAAGGTATATGCCCATCCCGGAATAATAATTTTTTGTTGAATCGTGATGAATATTGTCAATAACATTTCCGTCAATCACAACATTTTCCCATGGCGGCTGGGTTGCCTCTTCACCTTCTTCCGGCTTCCAATAAACCATAATCCCATATCCGTACTTGTCTGCTACTTTGTTATGAGAAATAAATATGTTTTTCCCCCAGCCCTGCACTGCAATACCATGACCGTTTCCACTCATGCAATTATTGTCGGTTACCCACACGTTTTCAATAGCGCTTGAAGTCGTGTTATATCCAACGTGTACGTCTGCCAACCATTGGTTATTGGCAAACAAATTCCCTCTTATAGTTATATTGTATGAACTAATTATAAAAATTGCCCCGGCAGGCATCTGTACAATGTCGCAATTTTCTACCCGGCAGTAGGAACATCTGACAAAGCAAATGCCCCAGTTATTATAACCGGATGTGTCTGTGCTTTCTGTCCGGACTCCCGTACCAACAATTTTTATGTTTTCAATAATTACATTTGCTGCATCAGTAACATAAATACCATAATGATTCTCTACCGAAGCATGAATCCTTGCCTTCCACAGAGAATTAACGCCAACAATTTTTACGCTGCCGTCTATAATTAATGCGTCTGTAATTTTATAGTTTTTTCTTAAGTTTACAGTGATTTCTTTGCTTATGGCATAGTCAATGGTTTTTTGCAGAGCATTGGTATCGTCAGCATTATCATCACCCTTTGCGCCAAACTGTTCAGGCATAACATAACTATCGGCAAGCAACTCTGCTACATTACCGTTATCAAGGATGATGATTGCACCGCCGTCATCCGTGTCGCCAGGGAGCGCTGCCCGGATATTATATACAGCACAACCGCCGTCATTGATGTCATAATACCCCAGCGTAGTGGCAATCTGCCCGCCAGCCAGATCAGCGTCACGCATCTGCGCTACATTATCAAACGGAACAATACGCCCGCCGTCTGCAATAATTCCGGAAATAATCTTGTCCACATAATTCTTGGTGGCCGCATCCGCAACATTGACAGGTTCGCCCGTGTTTACAATGCGATACCCCTTTGCATCCCATGTAAATTCAGAATCGCTTAACTGCATGATGTTGCTGCCGATCCATCCCCACACGTCCTGGATAAGCATGGTCAGTTTGTCCAGACCTTTTTCGATTACCTGAAACGGCCATTTGTCTCCCAGGTTCGCCAGCTGATTCACAGGTATTTTTCTGTATACTCGGATTTTCTGCCCGGTCTGTACTTTTGGCGGTTGCTCCTCTTCCGGCGGCTCACTCCCAGGAGCATAACCGGGATAGTACACGGTGTTGTTTACTACGTCCACATAGTAATCGCTGGTGATATCGTGCCTTGCGCCGTCAGCGTCAATCAGCTGTAACTTAATATCGGTTTTATCAATAAACTCAAAGGTAAACGGAAACGCCGTTGTCACACCGTCGCCCTGATAGACGACATGGTTAACGTTAGTTATAACCATCGTTTTTCCCCTTCTATACAGAAAGAGGGAGAGCGCTGGCCCTCCCTCCGGTTAATTAGTTAAATACCCTGCGCAGCGCTTCGATACCTTCCTGGATACGTTTGCGTTCGTAGTCGTTACCGGCACGGCCCGCCATGGATTCCATGTCGGCGATCATGCGGTCCTCAATGCTGTGGCCGGAATAGTTATCACCTGACCGGTACTGGCCGTTTGCGGCCCGCATCGTTTCGGAGTAACCATCCTGCCCATCTGCATAGGAACGACCGTCAGCATAGGACCTGCCCATGTTGCGATCCCCGGAATAGTTCCTGGACGCATAGCCGTCTCCGGAGCGCATGGAATATCTTCCCCCGCGCCCGGAATAACCTTCGCCTGCCTGCTCTGCCATTTCCATAATGCAGGCTGCTTTTTCCATAGCTTCCAACATTTTTTTAATGACGTCAACGTCACTGCTGTTCAGGCTTTTCTTCTGATTAATAAACTGCATTTCTGTTGCCAGCTTGTCCATCACTTCGCCGACAATCTTTTTTGCTTTTTCCATTTCCATGATATCCTCCTTACGCAATCCTGCTCACTGTCAAATTGGCGTTCTGCACGTTGATAGCAGGCGCCGGAGTTGTCGCCGGTGTTGCGCTTTCGGAAGTGTTCTCAACGGACACGTTAAAGCAGCAGCCCTTCGGCACAGTAATGATCGCCGTACTGGTAACATTAAAATAATCACCTGCCGCAGCCGGCGTCACAATCGCCCGGCTGGTCGGAATCGGTTCTCCGGATATAGCCAGGGACAAACTGATCGGCCCGACGGTCCCTCCTTCCGGAATTGCAATGTTACCATTAAACGTTACCTGATAACGAGCAAAGCAGGCGCAAGGATTATTCACGGCGCCTTTCAATGTTAAAATACCACTCTGGTCCCGGTGGTATACAAATCCCTTCCTGCAGGGAATTACAGTGTCAAGCAGCACAGGCTGGTTCGGCTGCACTACCTGGACAGGATTATAAGCATATTCGGCCATGATGTCCTCCTTATGCGCCGCAGCCGCAGCCGTTATAACCGTTGTTGCAGCAATTCGGGTTTGCTACCACATACGCCGGGCGCGGAGTGGGCAGTACATACTGCTCAATCTCATTCGCCAGCGCGCGCTGTCCTGCCTGGATGGCAGCAGTCTGTACATCCTGGGATGCCTGACCGCGTGCAAACATTAATTCCTGGCGAAGCTGTGCGATCGTTTCATTCTTCGCGTCAATCTTATCCTGGCACATCTGGTCAAGGATACGCTGTGTATTATCAGCGTTCGCCTGT